CTCAGTATTTAACCCGGCGGTTTATATTTGTTTCGCGTTCCCATGACTTTCTGCCGCATTCGGGTTTGACATTTATAACCTCCAGCTTTAACGTTTTCCGTTCGCTTTTTCTGGTCTCCTTTCGGCGTGCAAAAGTTACAATAAAGTACCTATCGATTCGGTAGGAAGTCGTGAGAACGTGAAACAAAGTAAACCAAAGATATTTGAAAGGAAGACCATTATGCCAAAAACTACACGCGTAAAATCTGAGGAGGAGTTTAAGCGCACACGACCGGCAACATCCTCCGAAGCAAGAGAAACATATTTAACAAATCTGGCCTTAGACTTAGCAGAACAGCAGTTGAGAGACGGCACCGCTAAGTCCCAGGTCATAACTCATTTCCTCAAACTAGCCACAGAACGTGAAAAGACCGAGAGAGAACTGTTAATGCTACAGAAAGAACTGGTTAAGGCTAAAACAGACGCACTCGAAGCGGCAGCCCGCAATGAAGAGATGTTCAAACAGGCTATAGAGGCAATGGGTATATATTCTGGTGAAGTCGACGAAGACCCTAATGCCGAAGGGGACGACTACTATGATTGATACAAGAACGTATTCCGAGGCCATGCAACTCAAAACATTCGAAGACAGATTCAATTACCTTCGACTTGGGGATAAGTTTCACGAAGACCATAGTGGATATTTTCGCTACCTGAATCAGCTCTTCTATAAGTCTGATGAATGGCACAAAGTTCGCAATGAAGTTATTCTTAGAGATAATGGATGCGATTTAGCATGCGAAGAGTTCCCTATTGGCGGAAGGGTCTACGTCCATCACCTGAAAACCTTAACAGTAGAAGACTTTTTAAACCGGACGATTTATTTACTAGATCCAGAGTACATGATCACCTGTAGCAAAAGGACGCATGAGCTTCTTCACTTCGGTGCGGAGGACGAACGCCCTTATCAAATGGTTGAGCGGTGCGCTGGTGACACTAAACTATGGTAAAGGAGTGAGAGAATGTATATTTGTACATATGGACTTCCTGAGTATGATGACTACATCGCACACGGAGACCATAAGTATTTAGCAAGAGTCAAAGATGCTGCTAATAGGTATAGATATTTCTACACTCAGGCAGCTTATAACGCTTACAAGAATGCTAAAGCTATTGGCGCAGGTCTTGTTACAGCTTCTAAACTTTCTTACAATAGAAAGAAGTTAGCATCAACAAGTAGAAGGACTGATGTATTCTCTCAGTGGGATAAAGCTAGAAGAGAAGAATACGCCAATAATGTAGCAAACGCTGTTGGTCCAGGAGCGGCTCAGACAGCAGTAAACAACTGGAACGACATGATTAGTGACTTTGGTAATACACTTTGGAAAAAGAAAGTAGAACTCCTTGCTCAGCCAACAGACAGCACAATGGCGGCATATGAGGGCGGCCGTACGAAAGAATCTTATCGTATTCGTCCAAGAGCAAGAAAGAAAAATGTTACTGGTAATGCAAATCCTGGAAGCACAGCAAAGAAACCTTTAGCAACTGTCCAGAAACGAAGATCTAGAAGATGAAAGGAGATTTGTGGAAATGGAAAATGAAAAGAAAAACTTTAACTATAATAAAGTAAATAAAAGTAAAGATGTAGCAAAGGATATTCCTGAAGAAGTTATTGCTAAGAATGAACCTGAAGCTACAGCTAAGGAAGAACCAAAGCCAGCAAAGAAACCAAAGGGTGTTGTTAACTCACCTCTTAACTTAAGAGAGAAACCAAGTAAGGACGCAAAGATTCTTACAGTAATGCCTGCCAATGCTCAGGTTACTATCGAAGAAGAAACTAATGGATTCTATAAAGTTAAGTACAATGAATTCGAAGGTTTCGCTATGTCACAGTTCATCAATAAGAAGTAGGTGACTGTTCCATGAATAATGAATGGTCAGACTACATTGCTCATCACGGAGTCCTTGGTATGAAGTGGGGCGTACACCGTAATCGTCATGCCGAAGGTGGATTCACCAAAAGAGGTCTTAAGAAACTCGATAAGATTGCCTCTAGTGAGAAGCGTGTTAAGGAGCAGACCGAACTAGCTAAACTCAGACTTACTGAAAACAGCGGAGTGCATGCTAAACACAACGAAATCTATCGAAAGAAACTCGCCAGACTTGAAAAGAGAGGTAAGGGCGAAAGTGAAAAAGCAAAGAAAGTTAAAGACTTGATAAAATCCGGACAGAATGCGATCGCTAGAAATGACAAACTTATGAAAGATATTGATAGTGGTAAGTTAAAAGCTGGAAGAGATTTTATTCACCAGATAGATTTCAACATAGGTCTTATTGATACATATAGTGCTACGCTAAAGTTTGCAAATCCTAAAAATGACGTATCAACAGACTTTATCGCTAGATATGGAACAGCATACAGAGCAAGGTGATAACAATGAGCATACTCGAAGATGTTAAAAAATTCATTCCAATACCAGTTGAGGATGATTCTTTTGATACAGCTTTAATAATGCACATAAACAATCTATTCTTCGAGCTTATGCAGCTTGGAGTTGGACCAGCAACAATACCATTCACAATTCAAAATGATTCTGAGTGGTCAGAGTTTGAGTGTTTACCACATCAGCTGGAGACAGTCAAGTTCTTCATATGTGCTAAGACTAAATTACAGTTTGACACTCCAACAAGTGGTGCTGTAGTTCAGGCATTAAAGGAAACTGTGGCAGAAGCAGAGACTCGATTACATTGGAATCAGGACTATGGAACGTGAGGTGATAAAATGTTCGTAGTAGAAACTCTTGACGAAGTCTATGATGTGGATTTTATCGCCCATCACGGCACAAAAGGCATGCACTGGGGTCAGCGTCGTTATCAGAACCCAGATGGTTCTCTTACTCCTGCTGGACGAAAGCGTTACATGAAAAACAATCGTTTCAGACAGAAGTATTTAAGAGACCAGGCTAAAAGACTGGAAGAAGAACGACGTAAAACCGAAACTGCAAAGCAGAGACACGATCGTATCATGAAATCTTCTAATGCAGAAGAGATTTTAAAGAATAAAGATCTTCTTACAACAGAAGAATTGAAAGAACGAATCAATAGAATCAAGACAGAGCAGGAATTAGCAACATACATCAAGAAATCCCCAACCAAAATGGATAAGGCTAAGAAGCATATCGACAATACTATAGAAATTGTGGATAAGGTTGGTAAGTTTACCGATACTAAGGTTGGTAAGATGGTTGTTAAGGAAGTTAAGAAACAGCTCGGCTTTGAAACTACACCAACATTCAAAGATTACAACGACATTCTTAAAGATCTTTCTAAAGTTGATAGTAATAAACTTAGAGACTATAAGGAAAGAGCGAAGAACGAGAAAGAACTTCGTGCTACTCTTAGAGAGCTTAAGAAGATGGCTGACGATCCTGATTACGTACCATCCGGAAGCAAGAAAAAGAAAAAGAAGAATCAGGATGACGATGATGACGACGATTAATTAAATCTAAACAAAAGGAGAACCAGAAATGCTTTCCAATACAGCGACGCCTAGGTACTATGGTGCATTTAGAGACGCTGTACTACGAGGCGAAATCCTAGTAAATGAAAAGATCTCTATGGAAATGAATCGAATTGATACATTAATAGAAGATCCAGAAATTTACTACGATGATAAAAAGGTCGAAGGATGGATTAAGTTCTGCGAAAGAGAACTCACTCTAACCGACGGCTCAGATGTGCATTTACTAGACAGCTTTAAGCTATGGGCTGAACAAGTCTATGGCTGGTGGTACTATGTTGACCGCCAGGTATTCGATCCTACTACTAAAAGATATGTAAGAAAAAGAATATTAAAGCGTCTAATAAATAAACAGTATCTTATAGTGGCAAGAGGTGCTGCAAAATCTATGTACTCCTCTTTCCATCAGAGTTATAACCTAAATGTATTAAGTAAAACAACACATCAGATAACTGTTGCTCCGACTATGAAGTTAGCAGAAGAGGTATTATCTCCAATGCGAACAGCAATAATCAGAGCAAAAGGACCGTTATACAAAATGCTAACTGCGGGATCTCTACAAAATACTACGGGTAATCGAATGAACCGTAAACAGTTAGCAGCAACCAAAAAAGGCATAGAAAACTTCATCACTGGATCTTTATGCGAAGTAAGAGCCATGGCAATAGATAAGGTACAGGGCTTACGTGTCACACTTGCTACTGTGGATGAGTGGCTCTCTTGTGATATTCGTGAAGATGTCATAGGCGCTATTGAGCAGGGTGCATCTAAGAACGACGACTATCTTATTATTGCAACATCGTCTGAAGGTACTGTAAGAAACGGTGCTGGTGACGACATTAAAATGGAACTTATGAACATCTTACGTGGCGATTATGTTAATCCTCATGTGAGTATTTGGTGGTATTGTCTCGATGATATTCAAGAGGTAAATGATCCTGAGACATGGATCAAAGCTAACCCGAACTTAGGTAAGACAGTCACTTACGAGGTATATGAACTTGACAAGGAGAGAGCCGAAATAGCCCCTGCGACAAGGAATGATATACTTGCTAAGAGATTCGGCATACCTATGGAAGGTTATACTTACTTCTTTAGATTTGAAGAGACTTTAGCACACGATAAGAGATATTCTTTCAAAGGAATGGCTTGTTCTCTTGGAGCAGATCTTTCTATGGGTGATGACTTCTGTGCGTTTCTATTCCTTTTTCCAACTTCTTATGGCGAATTCGGTGTAAAGACGCTATGTTTTATTACGGATACAACGTATTATAAGCTCCCTCCTTCTTTAAGGAATAAATATGATGAATTCAAAAGAGAAGACACGTTAATAGTAATGGAAGACCGTATAACTCTTGACATGATGGAGGTATATGATGTGGTCGACCA